GCCAAATATGACCACTTCACATCCCACCAAGAGCCTGATAAGTACGGTTGACCAGGAAAGGAATCTCCATGTCGCAGTATCGGAGTGCGAAGTCACAGTGCTTGAGTGCGAAATCGCAATGACGAGTGCGAATGTCACAGTACTATGGTGCGAAAATCACTCACACATAGTGCGACATACGTCATTTTCGCTATGACCAAGTGCGCATTTGCATTGTCACTCTGCGAATGTTTAGTTATACCTAAAAAAATAACTTCCACCACCTGAATCTCCACCTGCATAATCAAACTATAGAGCTTTTAATAGCCAGTTGTGTCTAGGATAGACATATGACTAATACCTGCTCACTCCCCTTCGGGGGTTGCGCCAATAAAAACAATAACAATAGGTGGACACATGAGCGATCCGAATAAACGCAAAAAAGATGGTACTTTTATTGTAAGAATCAGCATTGAAGACCGAATTGGGCTAAATGCAAAGGCATTAGAAGCCGGATATAAGTCTCTCAGCGCCTACGTCCGCGATCAAATCGTCCGTTCAAAGCCGAGGAAGCGTGCTGAAGTGACCGCTTCTTTCCTGAGGTTGCAGAAAGACTTGATGAACCTGGCAAGCATGATAAACGCAGGGAAACCAAAGGAAGATCTACTCGCCCAGGTTTCGAGAACTAGCCTCAACTCGATGGAGATTTCAAAATGATTGGAAAGATCTTTCCCAAATCATCTGGAAGCTTTAAGGCTAGGATCAGGTACATTTTTGGAGGTAGTAAACATGACCATGCCATCAGTCAAATCAAAACACTGGTCACAAACTCACTATGTCCAGATCCGCTACCTGGAGTTCTCGAAGGTGATCTTTCCATTCTAAATAAAATGATCGAAGAGTTCGACGCCGTAGAGAAACTAAGGAACATGTCTATCGACAGCGAGCGGAAAATCAAGCCTGTATTTCATGCCATGCTGTCTCTCAAGCCCGGAGAACACCTGTCCATCGAGCAATGGCAGTACGCGATCCGGACTTTTATGTCAGACCTTGGATTTAAAGACACAAACAAATACGTGGCGGTAATGCACGGCGACACCGATCGCGAACATGCTCACGTCGTCGCCAACAGAATCGAAATGGACGAAGATTTTCGGCTGGTAAAAGACAGCAACGAGCGCTCAGTCTGCATGGACTCTGTGTCGGACATTGAGGACGACCTAGGCCTCGCCAAAGCCCCTCGCCCCTCCGAAACATGGGGCACATCATTCAGTCACGCTGAAGTCATGGCCGCCGACAAAAACAATGACATCCCGTTCAAGGCACGAATGATCGCCAAAATCGCCGGGGCCATTGAGCAAACCCAGGCTGAAAACGGCGACATGTTTTCGCTCGTGCGCCACCTGCGGAAACAGCAGGTCTACATCCATTTAACAAAAAACGAAGAGGGCCAACCCAAGGGTATCGCCTACGAATTCAATGGAAAAATCATCTCGGGCCGAAAATTAAAGCGCTCCCGTCTCACTTTTCAAAAACTCACACAACAGGAAGGAATTTCCTATGACCCCGAAACCCTTCACAGCCTTGAGATCGAGATTGCGCGACGAGATCAAGACGATCAAAACCGAACTGCAGAACGATTCTGGTACTTCAGCTTTTACTCCCGAACCCGCCGATTTGCCGTCAAATTTGAAACAAAATCACGATCCCAGCGGGAAATTGACGAGCTTATTGAAGCAATCCAAGCCTTCCTAAGCGCGATCTTTGGTGTGCCATTTGAGTCCAAAAAGGAGAAGGAACGCAGGGACGCAGAGTATATCGAGTACATACCAACGCTGGCGCTAAGCAGAGCACTGTTCGGAGTGCATGAGCCCAGACCTTCGGAGACAACGCTCACGATGTAACAACCGGTCAATATGTAGCTATGCTTGTTCTGCCGCACTGAACAGACCAGCGAAGGTGCTTGATCATGGAAATAGACCACCTGGATTTACCCGAGCATCTTATGGAGCTGGGTCAGTTAACCCCAAGCAGTGTATCCAAGCTATTAGCTGCCTGGGATGGGCTAAATGACGAAACCAAAATTTTAGTGCTATCGAAACTAGAGAAACTACACACCACCAACTATTTAATTGACAAAATCAGAAGAACCGCACTAGATAGTGAAAATGCTTACATTCGGTATCTCGCAGCTAGAGGTTTTGTTTTTGTTGATGATTCGAATGAAGAAGAGCTAATTATAGAAAAAATAGAAAATGACCCAATTCCATTGGTGAAGTTCTCTCTTCTGGAAGACAATTCAGCATTTTCTGTAATTTTTGACGACACACTAAACGATCCTGATTTGTTTTTTGCACTCCCTCATGAGGCTAGGCTTGCGAAAATAAGATTAGTTAATGGCAACGGCAAGGGGGTAGCAAAGTTAATATCGCATGCCGTCGACAAACACCTCAAAGAAGGCACAGTTTCGGAAGTAGAACTTTATGAAATTCTAGCAGATTATATCGTAAAACCTGAGTTCCAAGAAAGGTATTCCCGTGAAACCGATGACGCACTTGACGACTTCTCGGACACAAATGACATTGAAAGTTTATGGGGGCTAGTAACAATACTTCCTGAAAAAATATCTTACATACTTATAAAACACTTGCCAGAGAAGTCTGGTTACAGCACTGCAATTCCTGAAACCGTAATCCATTCAATGACAAACTATCAACTGCAGAACCTGCTATTTCGGTCTGATATAAAGTTACAAGACCTAAGGAAGAAACTGTTCTGGGAGGCTCGTGAAGGTCGAGACCATGTTAGGAGCGCTGCTGTTAGCTCAAATTTCCAACTAAAATACGATGAATTTTCAAGGATTTTAGCGCAGCCCCCAAAGGAAAGATCATCAACTCTAAAGACTCTTGGATTCATGGCATCCGAACTTCAATTGTGTCTTTATGCTGCTATTCATGACGCATTGTGTGCATCGGAGAATTCAAATGATTACGAGGATGCAATTTATGCGCATAACCATCTAGAAAAAAGAATTAATACACTAAAAGGACTCCAACAAACAAAGGAGCGTACCGAATTACGCTTGTACTACCTCGCCAAAAGCGTAGTGCCTTGGGACGCCAAGGAAGGAAAAGATACACTTCCGAATGAATTAAGTTTCCTTTCTGAAAAAATTATACCTAGTGATACGTGGTCTACATTTATGGCCTTCTCAGAATACTGGTCTAAAAAACCATACAACACGAAAAAGCTTGAGAAGTTTCTACCCCAAGTTTACGGGCCAGAAGAAAATGATGAGGAGCTGATTGAAGCTGAAAATGACACTAAGGATGAAATAATCTCTGGATTGCGCTCTGACCTAAAAGTACTTGACTCTAAACTTAATAGACAGGGAGCACTTACATATTTCGTTATCGGACTTATAATACTTATCTTATTTATAAAAAAATAAACTCAGATACCACCCTTCTTTTCTGACAGGGCGTACAGCTTTGAAAGCAAACGAGCATCCAGCAACGCATGATGCGGCAAATCCACGACCTCTGGCAGCTCGCCAGGGTCTTTGTTGTCAAAAATCCTGGAGATGTCCACGGGTCGGTTGCTGACGTTGCTGGGCCATTTTCCGTTTCGATAGGCCATTTCGGCGAAGAACTCCCAGTCCCAGGCTGGCGCATCGGAAAGGATTTCGACTTGCTCGCCAAACTGACTGAGAAATTTTGAAAGCCTGGCCTGGGCCTTCTGGAAGGTTACCCCATGGATTTCGAGGGCAAGCCGAGGCAGGACTACATCGATGACGAACTCTGAACAATCGACAAGCTCGTATGTGTCAGTCAACTCGACGTAAAATTCCGCCCCGTTTGCGGCCACCAACGCCAAGGAAATCAGCCTGGCGTCGGAGGTGAGCCGAGTGAACTCAGTGTCCAGAAAGAGCTTCATTTCCAGGCATCAATGCCGAGAAAAACGATCTCCTCGCGCACTCGTATTTTCTCGCCATTGAGTTCGCGATAGCGGCATACAGTTACCACTTCCGCAGTAACCTCGCCATCCGGCTTACCGCCAATAAAAATCCGGCAGTCCTGCGGCATCGTAGACAACAGCTCAATAAATTTTGCTACGTTCATTTCCTGTATGACCCATAAATCATCACAACCTCCTCGGGCGCAGCCTTCCAATGATTGTCCTCGTCGTAAGTACCATCCCACCATTCCGGATTTTTTCTCCGAAAAAGGATGCCAAACCTGACGTGCTCAACGTCCTCAAAACCGTTCTCATACCCCGCCGTCACGACACGGGTCTTCGGATCCTGTTTCGACAGCAAATACATCAACTCTTCGACGTTCATTCCCGCAGTCCTAGTAGTAAAAAAAATGTCGAAAAGGCCTCTGGAGCATCGCTGTAATGCATGCTGCGACCAGGGCCGACAAGCAAATAAACTGTGTTGCGCGTGACGAAAATCGCCTTTTTGCGAAACGACAGCATTTGGCTCGTGCGGACTGTTTTGTCAAAGCGGTTTTGAGTGTCTTTTAAAACGTTTAGCGAGCAAATTACGAACGGCTTTAGGTAGTCGTATTCTGGAGATGCGGCATCAGGAGGTGTTTCGGTATTGATCAAAAACCAGTCGCTGACTATAGCTGCCGGCTTGCCGTAAATTTCCACGCTTCGCTCGAAAATTTCCTCTGCATCTTCGAGCGACGTGCCGCTACCTTCAATCAAAACGCTTTTTTCTCGCCAGCGCTTGCGAACAGCTTCCGCCGCTTGTTCAAATTCAGACATCTGCCAACCTCCTGTTTGAGATATTTATACTAGCAGATACTTATTTTAACAACTATGCGACAGACGAACGGGTAAAGCTTATTTCCCGCTGCACACTGTTGTTAAAGCCAAGCTGTGTGGCCCTTATTCGAAACGTTAGCTGGTCAAAAAGCAGGCCTGCGTTGACACCCCGCTCCCCAGTAAACTCCCAGCTTTCTCCGACCACGTTGCTTTGTTGCCAAACCTGCTGGCCGGAGTGGAGGACGGTAATTTCGTAAGTCGATGCGGATGCTTGGGAAATGTCGTCGTTGTAGAAGATCACTTCCTGGCCGACCCCGTTTCTTGTCCTCCACGTGACGGTTGCCGCGCCGTTAATTTGGCCTCCGGCTGAGCCGTTTACGCGCAGGTGGCCTGGCGGAAATGGTTGGTCGTTTGACCCTTCGATGGTGTACGAAATTTCCTGGGCTTCGTCGATTGTTTGCCGGCGAGTTTGAGTTTGTACCAATGTTTTGATGTAAACCGTCGAGCCTGCGGAGAACTGACCATTTGTTATGCCGTGACCCTCGCTTACCGCCCAGATTTTTTGGCTCGGAGGGTGTGCTATCGGGGTCGTGCCGAAGAGCCCGCGCCTGATGTTGTTTAGCTGGCAGGTGGTGCTGGTTAGCTGAGTCACCGATTCGTAGCTTAGCCACTCGCCGTCGATGTACATTATTCCCAGCGCTTGGCGGTTTTCGCTGACGCTGTAGCTGTCGAGATCGTCGATATTTCCACGAATTATCGGGCCATCTGTCGCTGTCCATACACCTGTAGGCATTGATTCGACGAGCTCGAAAACAGGGGTGAATGCGGCGTCGCCCTGCTCTGCCCAACCCTCGCCCTGCTGGCGTGTGATCAGCTTGTATTGTTGTCCGGCGCTGGGCTGTTCCGCGAGGACGAGTAGTGACCTGGTGAGTCCTGCGGTGCTGTTAAAAATCGCTGGGGCTTCGACTATTCCTACCGCTGGTGGACTGACAGGATCGAACGTCGGCTTAACCCAAATTTTGTCTGACCCGTCGCTATAGACAGTGTTTGTCACGCCGAACACGTCCTGTGTGAGACTCAATTTTATAGTGCTGTCCTCAAGCGATCCTAAGTCCACGCCCATTACGCGCATGACCATATTTTCGACTTTCAGCGGTGGCCAGGACAGCAGGACAACGTCACACATCTCTGCGTCGAACATCGACCGATTGCACTCAACAACGCACGTCGCCAGCGGCACTGAAAGCGGCCTCATTTCACGCTGAGCGATTTTTGCCGCCAGCGCTGCGGTGGAGACTGATGGTGTGTCGTAGCTGACTCCGTCACTATCGCCTTTGTGAATACGGAGGCCTAGGTTTTGAGCTGTGGCCGTGCGTTCTGTGAAGCCGTCGGCGATCGACAGGTACTTAATTTTGACTTCGTTTACGGCTGTATCTAGTGATCCACGGTTGAAATTTGAAAGGGATTTTATGTTCGATGCGTCGACAACAGCGAGGGTCGAAATTTCGTAATCCTCGCGTACGATCTTGAGTTTTAGCTTACCTGTAGCTGCGTCAGTAACAAGGTTGCCGTTTATGATTTTGAGCAGGTCATCGACGATCGCTGAGGCAGTTTTGGACGAGTCAACGACACCAGAAACGCCGTACCCTTCGTCGAACAGCGACTGAGCCACGGATTCAAAAGTCGCGACGTCGACAAGCGACTTTGAAATCGAAGCTCCGAAGCGCTGGTCGGTCAGGAACTCATAGATCGTGTAAGCCGGGTTCGCATCGTCGCCAACGATTTCCAGGCCAGTATTTCCTGCTGGGGATTTTGGAAAACGGGAGCAAACGAAACTGATTTTGGCCGGGGTTTCGCTATTACCAATGTAAAAACCTTCAAGAACGGCGTGGCACAGAGACCTCAGCGGCGAAACGATGTCGATGCCAACCACTCGCTGGAGGTATGCATTAGCAGATTGGGCAAGATCACCGTTATAAAAACTGACCGTCCCAGCAACCCCACCATTCTTTTCCTCGCCGCCGAAAAGCTCTGGTTTATTGATTTCAAACGAACCGTTTTTTATTGCGCCTTCCCACGCAACATCGTCATCAAACCAAACTTGCTTTAGGGTTACATCGGGGCCATGACAAATTCCAAGTTGCACGCCCATGAAGTACTTGTATCCAACTGTTACTTTTTTTGAACTAAATCCGGTTTTGACTTTTTGCTTGATTGCGTTAGTTCGCAAATCCCCATACCAAAGGACATTCGAGCCACCAAGCTTTCGAGTACCATATAAAACTTGAACAGGGCGTTCCGCAGCCGTTGGAAAGTTAAAGTCTTCAATCCCTGCGGGTTTCGCATTTTCAGGGGACTTGGCCATGCGCATGACAACAAGCATCATAATTAGCATGATAACGAAGTAAGCAGCAAGTACCATTTTTATTCTTCTTATTATACGAAAGGGTTTTCGTCGGGAATAGTCAGACAGCCATAAAAATTGTCAAAGTTCCCGAATGAGTGACATGCCTGTGCCGAACGATTGCAGCCTTTTGCGAGTTTTACCTGATCACCTGGGGTGAGAGAGTCAATACCGGAAATAAGCTGAACATATCCAGTAGCCGTATTAACATCTGTAATCATTCGAAAGTCAGTTTCATCGAACGACAGTAGACCAGCTAAATAGTAATCGGCGGCATGGTTGAAACCTGAGAGATAAATCACTCTACCGCCATCTTCAACTTTTATTACCGTCTGGGCTTCCTCGTAATTGGTGATATCAAGGCCGCACAATTCATCGTAAAGGTGGTGATTGCATTGAGCTTGGTATCCAAATCTAAGAACTTGGCGTCGCAGCAAGGCACTGGATGGATTGCACTGGACTGTTGCCACGGAGTTATTCCAGGTCACAGAGCTTACTTCGCCGGCAAATACGTTAACGAATAGCTTTGGATTGTCTCGCTGTGATCTAAAGACCTTCAGCGTTACGTGTTTTGATGGCAGATGAGCCCGGAACAATAGAGGGATTGCGGAGTCCCCTGGCATGTTGATCTCAAGCTTATTTTTATAATCCTCCGAGGTACGCTGAACTTTTGACCGTTTCAGCGCCAGGGGCTGATATATAATTCCATCGGTGTGTAGATGCTGCTTAGTCCCGGACGTGTAAGCGTAATATGCTGAACCAAACTCAAAAAAATAGAGTTCAACAGGTTTGTTAAGTGATAGTGATTTCTCGATCGATTTCAGCGTCAGCATTCAGTAACTGCCTTATTATTTTTGTTATTGTGCTGTCAGCGGTAGTATCGAAGATGTAATTAAATTCATCGGACTCGAAACGACCTAGGAATAATGGAGCTATATATTCCACGTCCTTTATCGATATACTTGAAACTGGCTCAACCAAGTCAATGACTTCGGTGTTACCCAGTCCATCGCTTGCGCTTTCGACGTTTCGATATAGCGTAGTTCCATTATACAACTTAATCGCGATAGCCGGAGCAAACGACTTTGACTTTAGAAAGTTCTTGTAGTTGGCTTTCTTGACAACAAGTTGAAGAGTTGCCGACTCAACATCCTTGTTTAATTCCAAGCCCACGAGAGGACTTTCCACGTAAAACTCTCCCTGCCCTCCTCGCTCCAGCTCAACGAAATCTTCAAACCTGATGCGATCAAACTCAGAAAAGAACCTCCAGCCAAACTGAAGGAACTTAACTGCGCCTTGCTGGCGATCATAGTAATATCGCCTACCAATGTTTGAATCCAACGTCTCCCTTAATTTTCGATAACTAATGGAGACGTCTTGAGATCGATCTGGGCGAATATCTAAAACTCGACGATTATTAAATCTGGTGAAGTCGTCGCACGCCATGGGCTTAACATATTCAACTTCATCGAAATCGAACGTCGCCGTTGTGATCTCGATATTCATGCCTTGTACAATAGAATTAGTTTCCTCTGCTATCCAGGCCTGCTCAACAGGCACCAGTCGAGCTGCGAAAGAAAAGTTTTTCTTAGCCAATCGGGTAAAAGAGACAACCTGCCCCGAAACACCAGCAACCTCCAAAACCTCCCAAGTATCTCCCTCAACGACAATCACTTTGCTTGCAAACCGGATGTAGTTGTTCATTGAGTCGACTGTGATCGAGCCTTGGCCAGCGGTTAGCGGAGCGGAAATGGGGGTTTGGAAAGGCCACAGCGGTACCAGGTATTTACCTGAAAAATTCCCCACCAGATTCCCAAACATATACTGGTCAGCGTCGGACAACCCGTACTGGTAGGTGGCTGAAATCCTGGGTTTATCGCGCAGGGATATGCGTTGCTCAGTGCCGTCGTAGCTTTCAATAGTCTCGGTGAGATATGAGTGCTTGAGCTCAGGATGAACAGACCAGTCGATTCCAAAATGAATGACGATTGCCCGAGTAGCGGTGAGGCTGAAATCGTATGAGCCAGCTCCGCTGAAATCGAACGAAGCCCTGTAATCAACGTCACCATTATTTTGGTTAAGAAAAACCTCATATCGCGACGCTTCAAAAGACAGCAATGGGCCAGATTTCGGCCCGATCAAATCAATGCCATCGACCCCGAATTCCGTCACACCAGCAAGCGAAATGGAGGATCGATACGAGTGCCAAATCGAAAACTCAAACGTCTCGTCCGACGAAATCAGACCGGCATCGATCACAGCTGGTGTCACGAAGACGTTGTCGAAAAAGACGTCGCCCCACGTTACCGCATCATGCCCTGCCCAGCTCAAATTTAGGTTGGTATATCTGCTGTAGGCATAGTTACCGCCGAGGCGTTTGTGAGCAAACACGATCGCAGGCTGCAGATTCAACTCGTACCCGCAGTAAGTGCTCTGCCCGGCAATGAACTGAAATCCTGGCGCGATTTTAGACATCGACTTCTACCGCGAAGCCGAGGTTGAACAAGGGCTGGATTGGGACTGCAGGCGTCTGTTTTCCAAAAAACGGGAAGATTTTGAACGTCCTGGTGCCGACGACATATGTCTGCTCAGGAGTCATCAGATCGCAATTAATGAAATACAGATCATCGAATTCCGCGTATGGACAGTAAGCGCCCTCGTGCTTCACAAATGTGTAGATCGGCATGAGCGCGGACAGGCCATTGAGGCGGTTTGAGCTACGAGCTGAGCTGCCGATATCGCCTACGGTGGTTGTGCTGCTTGGCGCGAAATTGGGTACCCGGACGGCGTTGTTGGAATTAAAACTGCTGTAAGTACCCTGCCCTGGGTCAGCTGGGTATGCGAAACCCAGCACCCAACCCGCGAAGTCAGATTTCGCAATTTTACAGGCAGTTGTCGATGAGCTGGTGTCAAACGGGATGTTCCAGGCGTTCGAAAAAGTGCCGCTAGCGCCAGTTAAAAACTGACCGCCAGTGCCCGGCGCCAGCGTGTCGTGTACTCCGAAAATGACGTGGCTGTAACGATCAGTTTCGTACTCGACAATCAGCAGGACTTTTGCCGCAGCTGTGAACAAATGATAGGAACCAGCAGAACCAGTTTGGGCGTACATGCGAACAAATGGAGTCCCAGGCTGTTCGCTCCATTTTGCTGATGCACTGAAGCTGTCATTCGCTCGAAAATCAATTCCGGTTTTGCCGAAACCATTGGCCTTGTAATCAAGCGTCGGGTTGTAGTCATCGAAATTTCGAAGGCTGAAGAACATGCCATTTTTCTGGATGTGCAGCCGTTTGCCGAAGGTCGTGTCGGCTGAATTGACGTACGCATGGAGATCAACAGCCCAGCCTTCGACGACCAGCTTATCTTTGAGTACCTGCAGAAGATTCTCGGAGGACGAATATGAGCCTGCCTGGTACTTCATTAATTCATCCTCAAAGCGTAGTACTGCGAGCCGCGAAAAACGTTAGGCACAAGCAGATATTGAATGGAATCGATGGTGACCACTGACTCAGCAGATGCGCCAACATTGCTGATTGCGAATACACCGTCCAGGTACCCAAGCCACATCCCGTCATCAGGAGCCAGCCCAGCCGTTGGCGTCGACGAAATGATCATCGCGTTGTAAATAACGTGCTCGCCAGCCAGCGTTTTGCCCAGATTTGCCAGCCCTCCGTCAAACGGCCAAACATAGGCCCGCTCATACAAATACGAAGGTTTGAAATCGAGCGAATCTCCTGAATCCGAACGAGACACCTGTTGCCAGCCGCCACCAGGCAAACACGCGCGCCCTGGCCGGCTCTGACCGCCATAAAACGGGTAAGCGGATGCCGAGGATGAAGTGGAAGACCACAGCTCAGCGTCTCCAGATCCGCCCACATAACAAGGGAACGGGTACTGATCGGTCGGGGCAAATGGCAGGATCAAACCGGCGTAAAAGCTGTGATATGTATTGGAGATCCTGCACACACCAGCCAGCCGTCTTTCCGACACCGAAAGCCACACAAAAAATGACTGGTTGTGTAGTGGAATACGGGGCAATTTGAGCCCGCCCACAGGCGTCGGCAGAGCCCCAATTTGGTCAGCAACGGCACGAGCAGCGTCGTACAATCGAAACGCCTGAAACTCAATGTTTACGCCATTAATCAGCAGTGCCAGGTATCCAACTGAGGGGATCTTCAGCACTTTTTCAGCGGCGTTATCGCGCACAAGAGTCCACCCCTCCCCAACAGCGTAAGAAAGGAGTTTGCTCACAAAATCATTTTGATCAGTTGCAGTAAAAGTGTAGAGAGCCATGGTCTTCTTTTTATAGTTGGCTTTTATATATTATAGCACTTACATTGACTTGATTTCGGACTTGTTAGCGCGAATGTGATTCATGATTACCCTCTCGCCATCAGAGCCTTCCAAAGCGCTTGCAATCGACGGGGCATCAATAACGTTGTTAATCGTGACCCGCCCTGAGTCGCCACCTGAAACTTTACCTTGACCAATGTTATTGCGGTGACGGGGATCCGCTGCTGTAAGCATTTCTTCACCTCGTTCGGCGATCACAGGTACCTCATTTGCCTTCAGTCCAACTATGCCTCCAGTGTGGTATTTCATGGCACCGCCGAACATCCAGCCTGGTACATTTCGGCTTCGTCCGGATCCACCGATCAGTCCACCATCATGCTTCACGGCAGCTCCTGCAGCTGCGCCAGCTGCCGCACCGCCAGGAATCATATTCAGCACAGTTTGAATCGCCATTTGCACCAGCAATTTCGCAATCATTTTTGCGATGTCCGCGATCACAGATTGGGCCATATCCGCAAAGGCTTCTTTTGCCGATTTTGTACCGCTAATGAACTCGCCGAAAGCGCCGGCAAACCCGTCACCAAGGCTCCCATTCAACTCTTCAACAAGAGATTGAATGTTAAAGACCTCGCTCTTAGCGTCGGAGAGCGATTGCTTAGCCCGGTTTTCGTCATCAGGATTTCCAGTAACCCCAGCGGCGTCCTCACCCTTTACTCCCAGCTCACCTACTTTTTTAAGGTAATCGAATGGCGAAATTTGATGCCTTTCGAGCTTGAGTTTTAGAGCCGCATACTGCCGGTCGATCTCATCCAACTCAGCCTTGGCTTTCTTCGCGGCAACAAGTTCCTGTGCTGCTTTGGAGTCCCCGCCGAGCTGCTCAAGCACACGTTTTGTATCAGCAAACTCTTTCTCGATTTCCTTCAGATCTGCCTGATAATTACTGCCCCGGATGCGAAGCAAATCGACATCAAGCTGGCCCTGGATCGCCTTAATCTGAGCTTGGGAATCCGCCAGCGCCGTGGCCCGGTCAGCCTTCAAAATGGCTTCTTGGTTTGCCAAGGCTGAGCTTAGATTCAGCTGTTCCTGCTTTTTAAGTGTTATCTGGCTTTCAATGTCGGCGATCGAAGCCAAGGCCGTCCCGCGATCCGAGTCGATAACGGCATTGCCCAGGACTTTTTGCTGAGCCCCCAACTGCGCCTGAAGAACCTTAATGTCTTCGCCGATCGACCTTTTCCGTTGCTCACTAATCGCAGCATTGGCCGCAAGATCGATCGCCAGTCTTTTGTCCGCGATTTCATTTGCTGACAAAGTCTGAGCGGCGGCATGGGCATCCAGAGCTTTTTGTTCGAGCTGACGCTTGGTGTCGATCGATTCGATTGTTTTGTCGATCTCAACCTTGGCCAGGTCAGCCGCTAATTTTGCGCGGGTAGCAGCGATGGTGGCTGCGGTTTGGGAATTGACCAGGTTATTTTTCGCGTCACCGCCTTTACTGACCGCAGACTTGTTGCGCTCAGCGTCCTCGGCAACCAGTTTTTTGTTGTTTTCCTCAATTTTTGCTCCGTTTTCGAGCATTTTATTCGTGACATCAGTAATGGCTCCAGCAATGCCGCCGACGCCAGTAATAGTCGCTCTTACAGCCTGCTTGCCAAGCTCGTCGAATTTTTTGCTCGCGGCATCGGTGGACTTCGCAACATCCTGCAAGAATGAAGACGAGAAATTTAGATCGACCGGCTTATTTAGATTTTTTACAGACTCTGCGAGGTATGCCTGTACACCGTTAAGAGACTCGGCCATCGAACTCGCGATAGAACCGGGAATTTTATTCAGTAACTTTTGAATCCCAGGAACAAATACTTCGCCAACTAATTTCAAAACATCAGCAAATGCCCGGCTGTAAAAACTAACAAAACTAGATGCGAATTTCCCCAGATACTTTAGAATCGTATCAAAGCCCAGGGCAAAGATCGTTACTGTGTCGGATGCGCCCCTTGCGATTCCAAAAAATACAGCAGATATTGCATCACCTACCCGGCCAATAGCGGACAAAACTTCGCCTGTTGCCGATACAAACGATCTAAAACTCTCCCTGCCGGAATTAGCCATTCCCTCAGTTTCAGTTCTGACGTCGGTAGTCCCCTGGAGGAACATTTCTATCAAAGCTTGGAATTCGGGCGCGGCAGTGGCAACTGACTGTTTAAAACCGGAGCTAATCGAGGTACTTAATTGACTAAAGGCTGAATTCAGTTGTTGTACGTTTTTGGCATCCAGGCTATTTAATGTGTATCCCGCTTGCTTGGCCTGCTCCATCAGATTTTTAAATTCAGCGCTGCCATTTTGCAGCACAGGAAGAAGATTACGAAGATTATCGGAACCAATTTGATCCAGGAAAGTGAATTGCGCGGATGAGGACAACCCTTTCATCACATCGGAGATTTTCGTCAACTGTTCCAACGGATTCAATTTCATGAAATCCTTGGCGCTTACTTTCATAATCTGAAAAAAGTCTATTGCCCCGCCAGAATTGATAGAGTTAAATTCCTCAATTTTTATTCGTACTTCTTCGAGTGCGTCAGTAAATTGCTCGGGGCCTACATTCGCACCTTTAAAAGCTGCATATTGAGCAGCAGTCAATTCTTCAATGCTTATGTTGAGTTTGCGGGCCACAACATCAAGATTTGTAAGTTCATTGACCGTATCTTTGATAGCAGCAGCACCAGCAAATGCCGCCATCAGGCCGACAATCTTAGTTGCAGCGCCTTTCAGGATGTTCGAAGCCTCGTCGCGGGCACGCAGGACGAGCTGGATAACTGTATTTTGTGGCATATATGCCCTTCTTATTATTGGCTAAGCTGGTCGATAATTTCTTTAAAAGCCTTTCCATCGCCCGTGGCACATGCAATCCTTGAGTGATGATTAGTTAATACATCACCCATTAAATGCTCCCTCATACGCCTCTTGTGCACCTCAGTTAAGTGCAGTAGCTTTTTGAGAGAGTATTGATAGGGATTTAAACTTGCGTGGCCATTGGCAATCAGCAATTCGCAGTTATCGATTAAAACTAATGCGAACTCCAGGGGGTCAAGATAATCAGGGCTTTCAGCGCGCTTGCGATCGGATTCATACTTTTCTATTTTCTGAGCAGCTGTAAGATTGTCGGCATCAACTTTTCCAGGCTTTTTTTTAGACCTTCTGGAAACGTTAATTCGAAAATAGTGCTTAGAAGTTCGATTTGGATCGGAAAAGGAAGCTGACGAATATATTCATGGGCATCGCGCTGGCGACATCCACATGCAACACAAGCAGCGGCAAACTCCGGAAATGAGCCCAGGATTTCTTTAGAAGTCTCGATATTTTTCAGATCCTCCTTTGCGTTGCGCAAAAAAATGGAGGCAAGGATTGTTTTGTATCCATCTACAAGAAAAACAAAATCCTCTGTATTTAGACCAAAAACATCAATGACCACCTGAGGCTTATCTGCGACAGCCTGATTGATCAAGATGGGACGGGAGGGAATGATTAAATCGAGTAATGCCATTAGCCTTTCTTCTTATTTTTGTTGGCTTTACTCAATTATAACAGAGCCCGCGATTGACTTGGTTTGTTCTCAAATGATTTGGCGAGAGGAGAGTTGTTGGGTATAGTTATTTTCACTCTATACCTAACATTGGGTTGCTTGCCTAGTATGCAGGGCGTTGGCTCACAGGTAGTATATAACTATGGACAACCAAGAGGAATCCACCATGTTTTTTGAAGTCGAAGAAAAGCCAGCTGACCCGGACGGCATTACATACGATTCCGACGATGAGATTAGAGAGCTAATCCGAAAGCACGCAAGCGAACGTGCAGAGCAGGACTACGAGTTCGACAACTACCCAGAGTGGCTTAGCGAAGTTAAACAAGCTGTCCGGGGTACTCTGTTCATCGATTTTGATCAGGAATGGGTGATCGAAGAGCAAGCCATGGACACATTTAACCTCTGGCGTGAGGCGTTGAACCATGAATGAATCGATGCCTGAACTGATGAAACGCCTGTGTTTTGAGCACAACCTACTGCGCGTGCCTGGAAGCTCTGCTGGGGTAGCTTGGGAACGTGCGATGATTGATGACGTTGCGGACTTGATCGAGGCCCAGGTCTTGGATGATGTTGACCTGGGAGGCTCTCACGACATGTTTCATTTTGAAGTGGGAAATGCCTTGCGAGACCTCGGCGCTGGGCGAAAGTACACGAAGCAAATCCTGGAAGCTGGGATCAACCAGGTTTGGTACAAGTACAACAATTAAGCGCACAAATGCAAAAAACCGGATCAGGCATCCGGCTTTTTGTCATGAGTCAATTTAAATAAGGCAAATGGAGACTCTAGAACACTAGCTTCAAACTCAACATCAGCTTCGTCAACAGCACCAGCCGCACAGAGCTCGTCGATAATATTTTCAATATTTTCTATTTTATCCAGAATAATGCATAACTTTTGAGCATAGTACAATCTTGCTTCAACGCTATGAGCGTAATTACCAGGGAGAGTGTATGAATATTTTCTTCCGCCGTGAGAGTATTCCTCCTCTAAAGCCTTATCCCGAAGTTGCGCGATAAACCCAATAGCATCATCATGGCGATTATCATGCTTTATCAACGAACCTAGCAATCTCAAGTCATATTTTTTATCGTTCAATATTCTGGCGTAGACTGATCGGAGCAAATCGTATTTGTCACCATTCCCAGAGATCAAAAGCTCTTTGTATATTTCCAAAATCCGCTGCTTCAGTATTGAAACTTGTTTCCTGGCATTGGTATCGCGCCCAAAATCCTTCTTGTGAATTATGTACGCACTGATCGCATAAATAAATACAGTATTCAGGTACGCGTCCAAAACCTCTATGTTTCTATCGCCGTTGTGGTTCTCAAGAAAAGCTTCTGTGGAGCTTAAAAAAGATTTCACCCTAGACTTAAATATAAGCGTTGCTTCCAGTGATTTGCTATT